AAGCTCCCATTCACTATAATATGTTTCGGGGTCATTCTCCAAATCAATCGCTTCGTGGTAGTCGTCTTCATATCTTTCAATGTACTCATCTGCGAAAGACCGTGCCCCTTTGATGACCAGAAGGGTTTTTTTAAAGTTTTCCTTATGTGTATTTAGACCTCCGTCCGCCATACGAATAATATTCATAATAATATCGTTCGGCATCTGGGAGAAGTCCATTATTGTTTGTGTTTAAATAGTTCTTTAAATAAACTTTCAAATTTGAATTTTTTTTACTTAATGATATAAAAAATGATAATACAAGGAAAAGATGGAACTATATGTACCTACTGGAATGATTTACTTATATCTTCCTTACCTCTAGGAAACAAGAAAGTAAAAGACTATGAAGATGCTACAAATAGATTTATTTTACAGTCTTTAAAAAAAGATATCAATATAAAAGATTTAATTATGTACGCCAGAGCGTATTGTAATACAGTCTTTAAAAAGAAAATTAAAAAAGAAAGAATTGATCGAGACGAACACCATGCATTCAATATGAGTCTACTTGCTCTTATTAGATTAAATCAAATAGAAGAAGATGATGTTACACTTATATGTCCTCGTAAAAAATCACGCCAATGATAAAAAACCTTGCTCATCTTCGGTAGTATATCCTAATTCTTCTTCTTCTGCTGAACCTTCACTATCACTATATTTATCGCTTTTTACCCACACAGGAGGCTTGTAATCATCGTCAAGTAATTCTTCAAAATGTATTTGTAATTTAGTCACTAAATCTTTTTTATCATTATCCTTTAACACTTTAATTATCTCTTTTACATCTTCCACGTAAATATTTTCCATTTATAATAGTTTACATTTTTTATTTATAAAATACAAAAAATTATCCTTTATTTGTGAACATATACTTACTTTTCTTGGTTCTCCAGCAGAGATACCCTTTTCTGATACTTCTTCATATAATGCTTTAAGTTCTTCTTGCATTTCCTGTTGTAATTCAATACAAGCAGATATCTTCATCAATACATCAATTTCTTTCATCTTTATCTTTAACAAGATTTTTATTTCTGATTAAAATAAATTCTTTACATCTTCGGTGTTCTATACTTACTACGTCCAATGATAATCCAAATAAAGGTTCTTTAAATACATCTACTGGGTGATAATGATATACCTTATCTAATTCACGTACACTCCAATTATTTTTTGTCTTGTCGCGACCAAACTTATATCCATTCACTAAATATACATATCTATTTTGTTTTACTATGTCAGGTAAAATATCTATAATTTGCTTATCAGTCCAATGCTGTATAACATCTTTTAAAATTACAAAATCATATCCCATTGGGATTTGCCCAGCATCTCCATGTTGAAATTTAATATTTTCCTTTTCATATTGTCTATTGTTTTTAATGACACTCTCTACTATATCGATCCCAGTATAATCTAATCCTGTCCAATCAATAGTCTTAGAGAATTCCCAATCCCCACAACCTACATCACATATATACTTACTACCTGTTTCATGAATATGTCGCATCAATTCTGCTATATGGAATTTTGTATCAGGTGTAACACCGTTAGATCCTGAACCTGAACTACCTTCACCAGTTGCACGTCTTCCCCATTTTTTTTTAAGGTAAATATCACTGAACTTCGCTTCCATTATATTTTAGGATAATATTTTAATTTTTTATTTTGATCCAAATAAACTTTGAATTAAATTCACAGGTAATGCTTTATTTTTTTCTATTTTGTAAATCACTGCTGAATTATCATTTACATTTGCGAATGATCCATCGGGATCAGTTATAGTAGTTGTGATACTTGATAATGGTTTATTACGTGTAACAGTAAATACTAAATCGGACTGACCTGAGTTAAAAAAATCACCTGATTCAGTACTTTTCATAACGTGAGCCATGACAGGTAATCTTTCACCACTATCTTTACCACCCATATACTCAGCATCATCTATTAAATCAGACCTTATAGTATAAAATGGATTTAACATTTGTCTTGGGGGACCGCCGTCCGCAACAACACTAAGACTACCACTATCAACTACAATAGGAGTATTATATGCTCTGCCTGAGGGTGCCGACTTTCGGTGATATTGTGCCGTCAGTACATTTGGTTGATATAGAGTATACCCAAATATATTTTGATGATAAAATAATGTATCTTCTGCTTTTATAATCGCAGATGTTGTTAGTTTATTTAATTTAGTCATATTACCTGTATTTACTCTTTTTTGCATCGTGTTTTGGGGGGTGACAGATGAATTGAATTGTTCGTATGTAAATCCTAATATACCCATCAAAGAATCATTCCATTGACTTTCAGGAATATTAAATGATTCTACTGCTATTCCTGAATGTGAATCAATAATTGACATAGGAAATATATTCACATTATCAAGATCAATCTCAACCGCCGTTGTGGTGGTGCCTGCGGGACCGTTCGCGGTGATGCCGAGCTTATCAGTATACGGTTGCATTCCAGGACAAAAATTTTGCCTTCTTAATCTTTTATTTATTCTATACACAAGTGCCTGACTACCTGTATTAGCATCATACTTTGCTTGTCCAGCAGCACCATCATTTCCTAAATATTCGGAAGTATAAAAATCAGTGAAGGCAAATCTATCCTTTACATTATCATATGATAATTTAGGTGATGGAGCACCTAAATACATTTTATTGATTATTTTACCAAGATCAATGATGTCCCCAGATGCTTCTATGGGACCGTTCTCGTCCTGCTGCTCGAAACCAGTTCCAAGATTATTTTGTAAATCAACGTTCGTTGAGGGAGTATATAATCCAAGACAACTATTACCATAGGCGGTAAAATGAGGATCATATCCAATAAATCTTTGGTATTTATCCTGACTATACTGACCCTCTAACACCGCCGTAGTACCTCCTATAAAAAATCCAGCATCATTATAAAAAAAGGCAGGAACACCACCTATACCATCTGCGAGAACTTGTACATTGTTCCCATTCTTTAAAAACATTCCATAGGATAATAATTTATCTTGGTCTTCATACATGGGTTCTTCAAAAAATGTATTTTCTTGTTCTTTGATATACGTAAAAAATACTGGAGCAGAATTAGTATTATATTTAACATTCAACTGGGACGCATCTTCACTATCATAATATAAATCACTACCAAAATCTTTTCTTGTTGATGTGGTCGCTTTATCTGAAAAATCAAATGCTTGTATCATGTCTATATGTAAAAATCTTGAATTATCAGAAGTGAGTGCAACCAATGTATCTGTGATTGTAAATGTTAAACTTGTTCCTTGGGGAATTATAGCATTTGTGACCCCATCTATTGTTATGTTCTGTAGTAATGAAACCCCACCAGTTATATTTTCTATACCAGTTACATTCACAGTATTAGGTGTTAGTGATGTACTAGTTAAAGTTATTTTTGTAGTCGCTTTACCAAGACCAGGAGTTAAACTTAATCCAGGAGGGATCACGACAAATACTTGAATTACATTCGCAGCAATAGGAGTATCTGTATTAGTTGTTAGTGCTCGTGTTGATACGACTTCTGTATTGATACGATCATGATATGGACTACTTGCATTCCTAAAATCCCAAAATTCTGGGTATAGTTCCTGTGTTTTGATCCATCGTGAAATCCTTTCAAGATTTGATGCGTTGTAATCTATATTCAATGTTATTCTTAATTTTTCTTTATCTGCTACAGCATCACTATTTACATTTGTTATTTGATTATATCTATTACCCCCATGAAATAATTGTGTTCCCCAATCGCTTCGGCCTGATTCCACAAATTCAGGTCTTTTAAATGCTACAAACTGAAAACAATTTATCCAATCCAATCTTTGCTGTGTTACTTTAGCAACATCACCTGTCCCATTAAAATCAAATTTTTGACATGATGCATTATTATCCTGTGAAAATGTAGATCCATTAGCACACGTGAATGTTTTATAAGTATCAGTAGAATATGTAGCAGCAAGAACAGATTGTTGTAAGTAAGAGGCCTTTGAACTTGGATTATCCCCAGTTTCATAACTATAATATTGCTGTAAACTACTCGCATTTTGTAATCCATCTGAAAATGTTTCTGCTACAAAATCAGCACTACGTCTTCCTGAAGGAACTGATACATCTAATTCTTCCCTATATAATATGTACTCTGAAACAGCAGGATCTATACTACCATTCCCATTACAAAAACGCTCTAAAGAAGGAACACTTGGTTTAGTAGAACTCGCATTAAACCATGTCGTTCCATTGCGAACAAAGACTGTATGCTTTGTACCGTCCATACGAACCTTTAACATTTCCCTGTTATTTATCCAAGTAGCATTCCACTGACTATCTTTATTTCTATCACGCTGATAGTCACTTTCCACTATTGTACCATTCCTTTGACAACATCTTGTTGCTCCCTCAACAAAACTATCTAACTTCACCCAAGGTCTAAAATTGTCTAGTTCTGACGCAGCTGCCTTCTGGTAGGCAAATCTTCTCGGTAATGAAAAAGCATTTTCACCGTTAGCAGTTTTTAAATATTGAATTGTCATCGCGACATTATTATCATTTAGTGTTCTTCCAGTTTGTAATGTAAAATAATTCACCGCGTCTTCGGTACTTAGTGCTTGTTTATATCCATCATTCAAAAAATCTGGATTTTCATGATATGGAGTAAATCTTACAATATTATTTAATGAGATCGTTTGTAAAAAATTACCTTTTAATTCTATGGTCTCCTGACCTGCCCCTATCTCTGATATTATAGCACTATGAACTGATACTTTATCTCCTGCTTCTAACATAAATCCATTATCCACTTTATTCATGAATAATGCATTGTTTTTATCATGTCCTGATCCAAATTGTACTGATGATCTGTTACTACATTCTAAAATTTTTAAATCCACATAAGGTTCGGTTTGAACTGGTTGTGACATTCTATTAAAAAGAAATATATAAAAAATTATCTTAAAATTAAATAATTTAAGCAAATCCTGCTGTTAGGAAACCATTTTCTAATACAGCAACTCTTGCGATTTCAATGTATGTTCTTTGGGTGTAGGTGTTATCTCCGTCAAGATCAGGAAGTTTAAAGATCTGTGTGGTTAATTCAAGACCGCGTGCATTGACACGACCAGATGGGAGTTTGTATGCTTGGAAGAAAAAGTTTCCAAGAACACCAGTGGAAGCATTCTGTGTATTTTCTTCAAATGTATCCGCGGTGAGGATATTACCTTCAGCAGCATATTCTTCACGTGTTACAAATGGTAGTGAATATTCAGCACGACTCATCTTGTCAAACAAGACCGCCGTGTTGCTAAGATCAATCGGGAATACAAAGAAATCATTGTATCTAATATTAGTCGCAAGAGTACCATTCGCCTTAGAACCCACCGTAGTATAATCACGTTCGGGAGCAATAGCAGAATATTTATTACAGACAAATCTTTCATTGCGGTTATCGTCATTAATCATACTGATTACCTTTGTAACGATTCGTCCAGCACCACCTAAATTACGAACAGAATTCTTAGCATCATCGGTTGATAAAGTGGTTTTGGTTAGGCGATAATCATTGTATGCGAAATTAGTTGCCCGAGAATTGTAGGCAGCAAGTTGCTGTGACATAACTTCACCATCATAGAAAATATGATCCGCAACAAGTTTGGTTTCAGTTAAATCCATTTCAATAGAAGATCCAATATTAGTATTATCTTTATTTACAGATACGCGACCACCTACCTGATCTTCCCATACAAGATCGATGGTGACCGCTTGTTTCATGGCGAATAATGGTAAATTAAGACCTCGCATAAAAGGGAATAATTCCGCAAGCGTAACAGAAAATACTGGAGCATTGTTTACGTCCTGTTGAAGCGGAACTGATAAATCACCATCATTGTAATCATTAATATTTCCAAGACCATAGGTTTCGGCAGAAGTATTGGATTGTGCCCCAGCAGTATCATTGTAACGGAACTCATGAGCCATCGTTCTTGCCGACATAAATGATTCGCGTTCTCGGTTAATTTCATTGGAAAGGAAAATACTTGAATAAGCAGTGAGATGGTTGTAATCATCTGTTTCAGATATAGTATTACCACCAACTCTTAGAGTTGCTCTTTTGATTAAGGAATGTACCCCGACACCAAGTGGGAAGAAAGCACCTTCATCAGTAGAAGAATTCCCTTTACAGCATAAGGTAATACGCGATCCATCGTGTAAGTATCCCTTGTTAGTCAAGACGAAACGACAGTTGGACTGATTATTAACAATTGGGTCAAGTACATCACTAGTCACGTCCATAGACATGTTGGTCTGAATAGCACCAACACGGATAAGATCAGGAACATTAGATGCGTCCATTTTAGGAGCAGAAGTAGATACGGTTTCTTGAATAGCAGACATGTTTTGATATTTGAAAATATAAAAATAATTTAAAAAAAAAAATTTTTCATTAGGACTAATTATTGAATTACCTGTAATCCTGTGGGACCAAATACAAGAGTCTGGCGTGAATGAACAAACAGGAAAAGGGCATTCGGCGACTCAGTAGTTAAACCGACTTCCATTTGAATACCAAAAGGAGCAGTAGAAAAGTCTTCACCTACACCAGTTCCAGTAGTATCAAACGGAACTCCAATGCATTCCATGGGACCGCCATCAGCCGTGAGTGGGGTAGTATCACCAAGATATCCACGGTTGGTATTAACAGGGGAAATCTCTGATCTTAAATTGATCCCCGAAGTAATAGCACTTCTCGCAAATGTTACAACCTGCGGATCAATCGTTGCGATTGAAGCATTTTCTTTAACATTCGTATCAATATTGAAAGCAATAGGCATTCTCATTCCTGCTTTCGTAAAAATGATTTGATTTATTGGTGCCTGTGAACCGTCCTTGTTTAGGGGCGTCGTAGTAGAAAATGAATTGAATTTAATGTTATTCAAATATCTTGAAGGACACATATTCATAAATATGCCGAGAGTTCTTGAAGTTCCAAGATTAAAATTAACAACGGCGTTCGTAGAATTAATTACGTTAAAATAACTCGTGATAGCATTGTAGGTTAATTGACCTTCACTTGGAAGCATACTTCTTGGATCAGCAGGTACAACTAATTCACTGTGAAGTCTAAGGTTTGATAATTCATAGAAGGCATCTTCTAGTCCAGTAGTAACACCGTTCTGTGAGTACAGTACCTGTGAATCAGGAGCAAGGTTCAAGGAAATCTCTATACCACCAAGGGATTCATTCGAAAGAGGAACCATGTTTCCTGATGAAAGGAAGCCTGTAGGGATCGCAATACAAAAACTGTTCCCAACAAACGTAGCAGGGAAATCTACCAATTCCCTTTTCTGTGCTTCATAATTAGGAAGAGATAAAGTCATTTCATTCATGTGGGAAAACTTATCCGCCTTGGAATTAACATACGGAACATAACTGGAAAGAAAACGTCCGTAATGATTTACAGTTTCTATTACCTGACGAGAACGCTGGGACGTTACAGTTACTTTTTCAAAGATAGAATAGATCGCCAACTTTTCATCAATTGACAACTGATCGGCGGTAGTTGCTGATGCACCAGCGGAATCTTTAAAGAATTGAATATTACCACTGATACGAACACTTCCTGCGTCTAACATATGAGGTTGTGCTCCAATTAAAAAGGATACAATTGGATTACCCTTCTTGTAGGAAACCTTTTGGGTACTATTGACATTACTTGGTTGAACCTCGGAATATATGATACTCATTTTTTATAAGAGTATTATATATTTATTTAAATGATAATTTTTCAAAAAAAGGATTTATACTTCTACTTGGATACTATCCGCACGAATATTAATACGACGTATGTGATATACAAAGTTACACCAGAGTTTATCAAATCCAGGAACTCCATCAGCAGCAGGGTTCTGGTACAAGACATTCAGTCTACAATCCTTACCACGCATATCATAAACACCGTTGTTCAGTGATAAGGCACGACCAATACAAAAGTTTTCATTAAATCGCGACATTTGAAGAGCAGGCATATCCGCTTGTGCTAATGCTTTATCAAGTTCAAGAAGATGGATTGCATCAATTGAGGTCTTACTTGAAACCTTCGTAGTATTGACATTCAATGAAGGTTGATTACGACCGTCATAGAAAAAGAAGTATTCCGTAAGTTCATCACTTATTCCAGCGATCCCTGATTGACTTGAAAGTAATTGAGTATCAGGTGATCCATGGATTTCATATGTACCAGTACAAGTGATACTGTCTGATGTAGACCTTACACCTGCATCAGTCGGTACACAAACGATAGATTTTGCCCTTTGATGATTTGCTGGAATTCCAATGTTCGCAACACGATCACCCTTTAACTGAGAGTAATTATATACTTGGGTTGTTAGGAAATCGTATACCATCATTTTACCTTCACGCATATCTTTTTGTGCTTCTGCTCGAGCCTGAGCCCCCATGTCAATCTTGTTTAAGACTAACTCAGCATTACTGATTTCATATGATGGGGCATATGTAGCATTAGAAGATACCGTAGTAGAATACATAACATATCCGTCTGCATTCTCAATTTCCGCTGCTGGATTACAAGAAGCAGTTAAAGTGACTTGAACACGTCTATTAACACCAGCACCCACCGCAGATATTTCGGCGATCTTAGCAACAGGAGTAAATGCATTGTCGTCACCTGTAGATCCATTTTTCGCCATCTTAAATGTTTCACCAACAACAAAAGGGAAATTTTCAGGTTCAAATTGATTGTTGTAGTCAGCATCAATGTAAAACACATTCGTTGACGCGGTTGATGCGACCTCCCATTTTCCAGGAGTTCCCGAGTTGTTGTCAATGGAATGGAAAAAGGGATTTAGTGGAAGACGACGGTTTAGACTTACCGAATCTAACTGACGGAATACACGTTTATTTTCTGAAGTAAGAATAGTTACAAATAGACCATTCATCAATCCAACAGGGACAACACGGTCATTTTGGAATAGTCCAGTGTGAAGTGGAAGTTTCAATTTAGTTTTACCATAGGCATTAGCATTAGTGAATGCAGTAGCAGTCGCTCCAACGCTACCCTTGTAGTATGGACTAAACTTATGATTTGCTAAATTAGATTTAGTAGTTCCTTCAGTTCCACGTGAATCAGGTGTATAGATACCAGCACCTTCATTAATAGCACGGAGATTTTTAAGGGAAGGATTAGAATGATAAGCATACTTAGTCGCTACATGAACTGGGTAGTGGCGGATTTCTTCCAATAATTCAGTCTTGTCCCCCGAGTGAATCCTAATCGTATCAATTAAAACCTGTCCACCAATAAGTTCATCTAACTGAAGACGAGTGCTTAGACCAGCACTTTCATCTTGGGATAATTCAACATCAAACTGAAGGTAAGAGTTCTTAGGTTTAAAGGCATCAATATTAGGAGGAATATAAAATTCAATTAATTTTTGGGCGTTGTATGACAACCCATTCTGTGATGGGATCGCAACATAACTTTCCTTAAGAGGTATTTTGTTATCAGCAACAAAGAATCCAGACATTTATTAATGTATTGATATAAAAAAATTATTAAAAAATTAATTATTAAAAATTATCCTTATGAAGTTCTTACATTCGCAAAACTTCCCGCCATTGATGCCTGAGCAACCTGAGGATTTTGTGTAGGTGGTGTTGCATTCTTATCGTCTGCTATCTGACTAGCAGTATGTACGGCTTCACTTGATGCTTCAAGAACACCTGATGCTGCCGAAAGTCCAGCACCAATCACACCAGCAAGTTGAAAACCAGGAACAAATCCTAACATGTCTAATGCTGCTCCGCCAATAGATCCTATGTTTGCGATTTTTTCTCCAATGTTATCTCCAGCAATAAGACTTCCACCTGATGTGGCGGATTTAAAATCTTCGGCAATATCTAATCCAGCAGTACCAAGAGCACCAATGGTTCCTGCGGCACGACCTATACCTCCCGCGACGCGTGCCCCAGTACTGAGTTCCTCACCTACTGCTCCTGCTCCCTTAGCAGCACCAGCACCCTTAGACAAAACTGTTTCACCTTCTGCTAATGTACCTTCGCTTGTAGTGATCGCGGCAGCAGGTTTGGAACTGGGTTCAGCACCTAATACGTCCCATTCCTCGTCCGTATATCCAGCAGGTGTCTTGGTGGTGTCTGGGTCTGATGGTGTGATCGGTGGTTTACCACCTTCACCAAGTTTCGCGACCGCTTTTTGATAATCCTTCACCTTACCCTGTACATTAGCAAGAGCACCGCCTTCACCAACAGCATCTTTAATTCCAGCAAGAAGTCCCATTTCCTTATCGGTACTTACATTCTGTTTGATCGCATCTTTTGCATTCTGAATTTTAGTAGCATTATTAGCACGTATCTGTTCGTTTAAGTCATCTATCTGTGATGTGCGAGCATTGCCTTGTGATATAGCATCACTCATGTTATACATGTCAAACCCCATTTTACTGATAAATAATATATTTATTTTACATATCTTTTTCTATTATTTCTTCTTTCTCTTCTTTAGATGCTCCCCCTGTCGCAACTACCTTTTCAAAGTTCTTATACATCAATGGAGGATTAGACATCTTCATGTAAGCAAAATCATATTTATTAGGAGTCGCACGTTTATATAGGTTTAACCAATTCTTGGGACCCGAGAATAAATCGCCGTACTCTTCTGCTATAGCACCCAGTTCGCGTTGATTTGGAAAAGGACTTCCAACAATGACGTCAGTAGCATTACTACGAATGATCGGATCCACCGCCCCTCTGAATTTTTGGACGGATACAATTAATAATTTAATATTGTAATGACGTGATCTTGTAACTAAATTAGCGACGTGTTTATCTAATAGACCCACACAATCATCTAATACCACGGCGATCTCAGGGCGGTCTTCATCTTCAAAGGACATCTGGCGTTCTGTAATACCTTGGATAATCGTTGGAGAATATGTATCGTAGCAAGTAAATCTTTTCTTCATAAATCGCGATGTACTATCCATATTGATTGTAGGACTAATTACAATTACGTCATCAAAATGATCCTGACCGTATAAGTTATCATTTAAAAAAAGGTTAGAGATAATCGTACTCTTCCCAGTCTGTCGAGGACTGATCATCAAAAGCATCTTTCCAGCACCTTTGACACCAACTCCTACTTCAGGTAAATTTTCATGATGAGGTTTAGCGACACCATCATTTTCTTGTTTAATTGGTATAATTTCAGGAAAATCCATTTGTTATATTATACATTATAAAAAAATATTAATCTTATTGAAAATTATAAATGTGTGCTGATGCGAAACCTTGATCACCTGCGTATAATTTAGAAGGATATACCGCCTGTCTAATCACTTCATGTGCCTTTGCTTTTGCGACATCTTCATCTAATTTTGCTTTCTTTGCTGCTTTCCTTTTTTGTCGTAACATTTCTTGTTTTGTTAATGCATCTTCAATTGCCTTCTCAATGATAGAAGGATCAATCTCCGCTTTAGGTTTTGGTTCAGGTACATCGTTTACAATATCTTCTAATTCCTTTAATTTCTTTTGTTTTTGTTTAACATCTGCTATACTTTCTAATTCCTTTATCTTTTTCTTTTCTGCTGCCTTGGCTCGTCGTGACTCCACTGCCTTCTGCCGAGCAATAAATAATTTTTGCTTATGTTCCTCACTCATAGGTTTCCTACGTTTATCAGACTTAACTTTTTTTACTACTGGATCAGTAGCGTTTTTAAGACCCTTTTTTACAAATACATCATCTGTATCTATCTCCTTGACTTCCATTTGAACGGTCACTTCATCTGCAGGAGCGAGCAAATCTTCTTCGTCACTTTCAACAATTAAATCAGGATCATTGATTATTTCAGGCAATACATCACTCATTTTTATATATTTATATATATTTTATTTATTCCTGACTAAAAAAATAATTTATCGGTCAAATGAAGTATTTGGTAAATGTTTTTTCCTTCTAATATGAAACATTGCGATTGTATTTCCGTTCAACCCTTTAATTGGGACTTCATTACGATCAACAAGATCCACCGAGAATGAATTAACTTTGATATCTTCAATATTATCTAAATCAAGATAAGTCTTTTCATTTGGTTCAAAGAATAGTTGTCCTTGATCCGCCCCAGATGTATCAAACCTAGGACAATGATAAATTATCTTACTTTCATTACCAGTTAGACCGTTTAGTGACTTCTGGGTTGTGCTTGTAAGTCTTACAAACATACTTTCTTTTGCTGTATTTTTAGGAGTGATAACACTTGTAAATGTTTTAAATCCTGATGTTTGGGTAGGATTATCAAGAACGGATTCACCTGGGAAACCAAGAAGAGCAGCACAGTTTGCATCACCGCTGTATGTATAGTTATTATTATCAGGAGCAACAATAAGAACAATCTTTGGTAATTGATCTGAAAACTTTTGGAATACATACGGTGTTGCGAGGTCATCATCAAAATCATTGTATCTACCTTCAAGGTCATTATTTTCACATAGATCGCCGAGTAGCGGATCCCAATTATCTGTGTTTCCTATGGGAATACCAGTAACATATAAATCTTGATATGTTAGTTGGTCGCTGGCTGTTCTTCCATCATATTCAAAGTTAGTTAAATTCACACCCTCATGTGCGACAATACTAAAAATAGATGAATCCGATACTAATTCAAACTTAGGATATAAGAATGCACACGCCGTATTGATCGGTTTGAATGTATTATCCTTTAGTGGAGTTCCTAAATCAGGACTACAGAATAGATCCCTCGAACTTGTACCTGAGTTCCTTAAATACACATCTATTTGGTCTCCATCTACAAAGAATTCTACTTCATCATATCCTGATGAGTTAGTACCTAAATCATATGGATTGGTATTAAGAGCACCAGTGTATCCGTAGTATATTACTTCCCTAGGTTCTAATTTTAAATCATCACTGTCTGAACACACTGCATGATATATTTTTAGTTCACCACCGATCTCAGCAACACCGAAGTCAAACCAATCCTTTTCTATTGCTTGTCCCCATGGAGGGACTGGTTGGTCTTCATCAGCATACCTTGAAAGTCCATATGCCCAAGAAGCACCTGCCTTTGAAAAATTCACGACATGTTTTGCTTGACGCTGGGACATTGGTAGTGAAGTCGCAATACCATATGCTCTTGTAGTAGTTGCTGTTCCCTTTGTGAGTGTACCCTTTGATGCATCATATGTAAAATCACCACTGTCAACATCAGCAGATACAAACCCTGATGGTAATTGACTTGTAGGAGGTGTATTACCTTCACCGAATTTAATATTGTATCCAGTAAATGCTCCATCGGTACTTTCATTTACTGATCCATTAATACGATCTTGGTAATCAGGATAAAATACTGCTTTTCTTAGACTTGGTAAAAGACATTCAGATACAAAAGAATCTGGGCTAAAATCTCCCTGTGGTTCTAATGTAAAAGGAGCAACTATACGGGGATCATCGTGTATTTTGTGAGTTACGGATCTACCTTCGCCGATGTATAAATAACCTTTATCATTATTTTTATTGATTACGGGACCCAGTGTTCTATTCACCTTTAAACTTTGAAGTGCTACTTCTGAATCAGCACCAATGACTAATGGGTGTTGCGTTGTATTCGTCCATTGGTTCGCCTGTGCAATCCCAACTGATTGACCGCCAGTTAAATCAGTATCATTTGATAGTAGTATTAATGACATTTTAAAACAAATCAATATAAAAAAAAATATATTAAAAATATTATAAATATGAAAAAGAAAAAATGCTCCTACAATAACAGTGACTGTTTCAATTTAGAGAAAGTCCAAGAAGATGCTAAAAAGGTAAAAGCAAAAGATGTCTTTGAAGGATACAAAGATAATAGAAAACCCAATAAAAAGAAGAAGACTGCCCCTAAACCAAAGAAGAAGAATAAATATTAAGCATCTTCGTCATATACTTCTTCTGGTAAACTCTCACACGAAGGTGAATTAACTAATTTCATAATTTTTAAAATTTCTTCTGCTTTCTTATTTGACGCAACCTTCTTACGCATATCTACGATTTGTGTGTTTAATTGTATATTAAGTTCACGTAAATCATTCCATTCTTGACGACTTACCGAATCTTGTGCTTTTTGACTTTTTTTCTCTAATTGTTCCATTGTATCCATTAATTTTCTATTTACCCTTCGTGAACTTTCAAGTGCATCTTCACGGTCTTGGTCTAACTCTCGTTTTAGTTCTTCTTTTAATTCATCTCGATATAATGTATTTGTGAGTTCCTTATAATTACCTGTTGTTGTTTCAAAATGTTTAATACGTGATCTCAACGATTTATTTTCAGTTCTTAATCTTGTGGGTGCGTCTAACGCCAATAGTGCATCACTTATCATTTTTCCGCTTCTCTTTGATTTAATGTTATCAAATAGTAATTTTAAATCCGTCTTGATCTCTCTATGAATATTAATTTGTTCTCTACTTTTTGCGACCCCTTCCTCGTATGCATACTTCCCTTCCTCAGCCAAATCCATAATTCTCGCAGCAATTGCTTTCAACTCATTATCTTCCACTTTCATTGAATAATAAGAATAATATATCTTTAAATCAAAATTATAATTGATTACACGATGGTTGGTGTAAATTTAAGGGTCAAAATGTAAATAAAACGCTCAAAATGTAGCAAAAAACGCAAAAATGTAATTAGTTCATAGTGGAAATGTAAATTTTAAAAGGCATGGATTTAAGTTTAATAGTAAATGAAAGGTATTACACCGTTTACGAAAAAAGAAGTGTGAAAGTATTGTATAGGAAAAAAAGTGTGAAATATGATAATTCTATATACAGATACTTTGTTGAAATCGTAAAATTGGTTTAATTGGATTTTACCTTTCTTTTTTAGCACTTTACTTTAAAACCGCTACACCGCCCTTTACTCATTTTACATTTCGCCTTTCATCAATTTACATTTCCTTACATTTCCGCCTACTTTCTAATCAAATGTGATTTATCTATTTTTTTTGCCTTGCCTCCCATGACTGCCGAGTACACCCTTGCAATTCCCCATTGAGTTGCTGATTTTACTTGTGGTCTTACAGACTGTGGGTTGCTCCTAAACGCACCTTCACCTTTTTTTTTAATTGTTCTTAAACCGCTGAGTTTATATCCTGTCAATCTGGATATTTCAGTCATTGAATGTGAAGCATCTTTTGGGAATTTATATTTCTTGTTGAATTTTTGCTTGTATGTCAAGACCATTTGTAAATTAGTTAGATAAAAAAAAATCTAAATTAATATTAAATGCCTCTTACCAAAGACGGAAAACCTATTTTAAATAAACCTTTCAAAGGTAAATCAACTCCTAAAGGAAAGAAATATAGTGTATATGTAAAAGCAAATAATAAAAAAGGATATAAGACAGTTCACTTTGGTGCGGCAGGAATGGACGATTGGCGGTCAGGTAAGGCAACAAAAGAACAACGTAAATCATTTAGAGCTCGTATGATGGGTATAAAAAGAAAAGACGGATCATATGCATACAAGGATAAAACAAGTCCTGCGTATTGGTCATTAAATTATCTGTGGTAATCAATCAAACTTCACTAATACTTTTCCTTTTTTAACATGTAATGAAGTATGTACTTTTTTATTAGTCATTTTTTTTATATCAAGATCCATTTGAACTTTTTTTGAAATCACAGGGTACACACATTCTTGAGAGTATGGGTTCTTATTTAATAGATCACACATACGTCTAACCGAAGGGATATCCCCGAACTGTGCTATCCTACGTGCTTCGGTATATAAATGATCATTACTATCAAAGTAACTGATCTGTATAACGTACCCACCTTTACAGAATGCAATGATTAACTTTGCGGTAGTCATTACATCTGCTTTGTCTTTGATTGACAACATTTTCTTTTGATTGGGTTTGATAAGATGTTCTTTTAATTCGTTTAAATTAGAAATATTATAGAAGAAATCATCGGCAATAATATTATCAATATTATTCAGGGCATCTATGACTTGATCACCTAATTCTTTTTTTTTGTAATCTTCAGGGTCTTCAATAGGGAGTTTGAATAATTTAACAATCTCCAATAGATCACGTCTGCTATGGGATTTATGTATACATGTAATAGTCATTTATATTATATGATATAATATATAATATTATGAGTATCTAAACCAAAATTAAAAAAAATAAAAGGATAATTTTTATATGTTTAATTACAAACAATGCCTATCAAGGACGGAGATAAAGTATACTTCAAAATTCAATCTGGTACAATTAGAACTGGTAAATATGATAGTAAAACAAAGATGGTGATGTTAGCAGGTGGTAAGAAGGCGAAACCTCCTAAGAGTGCATTACATCACACACGTGCGGGAGCGGAGAAAGGTAAGTTTGTTAAATTGAAATCAAGTACTGATGTACTTGGTGCTCCTATGAAGTACAGTGGGAAAGGTAAAGTACCTAAGGGATCCCATAGAATGCCTGATGGTTCGATCATGAAAGACAGTGATATGAAATCAAAAAACGCAAAGGAAAAGGCAACGCCAAAAAAGACGCTTACTAAAAAGACAACTATGTATGAATTAGAAGGGGAAGGTATTTACAAACCAGGAACATACCAATTAAAATCTGTATTTACACAGGAAGGTTTCCGTTCATTACCAAAGTCTGAATTTAAAAG